GAGGTATTTAACCAGAATAAGTACGGGGTGCAGCAACTGGATCTTCCGGCTTACGCCATTAAACCGCTTGATTACTTTATACACTAACGCTATGGAAGAGAAAAAATCATTAGTCCCGTCGTACAACCAGCTTGTCAGCGGCGATCTTGACATGAAGGGCCAGCAGAATGATCTGAATAAACTCCTGAACTGTGAGCCGCCGAAACAGTGGCTGAAGAACCATCCGTTTGTAAAGGGAGTGAAGTACCTTCCGATTGGGAGGGTTGAATATATGCTGACGAAGATCTTCATCCGCTGGTCGGTCGAGGTTAAGTCGGTGCAGTTGATGGCTAACGCCGCCGTAGTGACCGTGAGGCTTTACTACCAAGATGTGCTGACCGACAAGACGCTGTTTCAGGACGGCGTCGGTGGTGCCCCGCTTCAGACCGACAAGGGGGCCGGTGCGGTGGACTTCAATGCCATCAAATCGGATGCAGTGATGAAAGCAGCACCTGCAGCAGAGAGTTTCGCCGTGAAGGATGCAGCCGAAAAGATAGGCAAGCTGTTCGGCAGGGACTTGAACCGTGCTGATCAGATACTTTACGATGAACTGGCAAAGTTGCCGGAGAAAGAAACGAAACATGAACAAATATTTAATACCGAAACGAAATGACACGAATTAATTTAAAAGTCAATCTCAGTGCGCTCAAAAGCGTGACGCAGTACCAGAAGGGCAAAACGGGCCCCGTAGAGTGTTTGATTATCCCGATTGATGACAACTACCTTTACCGTGGTAAGAGTGGCTTATACCTGGATTTAACGGCCTTTGAGGTGCGTAATCCGAAAGAGGGGCAGAAAGACACTCACATCCTGAAGCAGTCGCTGCCGAAAGAGGTGTTTGAAACGCTGACCGACGAAGAGAAACGTGCCATGCCTATCATGGGCAACGCGATGGTAGTTGATGTCGCGGGGCAGACGAATATGCCCGAACCGATTGGCGAAAACGATCCGCTGCCATTTTAGTATGAAGCATATCGCCGGTGACATGGAAGCTCAGATGAGCGGGTACGAGAGATCGGTTGATGACCGTGAGATCGTTAAAAAGTTCAAGTCACATGAGATAAAAGATAAATGGGGTCTGTCGTTCAGGGGCGGCACGACCCTGTTTTTCTTCAACTCGCGAGAGAAGATGCTCGACAAGCTGGAGCATTATATGAACATCTACGGAGAAGCACGAATAATTAAACCGAAGCATGAAATACTACGCACTAAAAAAGGAAAACTTCCGCATCCAAAACCATAAGGAGTTTGAGGCTGAACTGGAGGCACTGCCTGAAGGCCGGTACACTATTGAAGTCAAGAAGTACCGCAAGAATAAATCGCAGGAGCAGTTAGGATATTTATACGGGGTTGTCTATAAGAAGTTTCTTGAAGGGGCTATTGACGCTGGGTGGGAGTTGGCAAACGTAGAACAATGTGATGCATGGTGCAAGGCGATGTACGCCAAGACGGATCTGGTTAACCGGCATACTGGGCAGGTTGTCGAGATACCGGCAATCAAACGAGAGATGAACACTTTGGAAATGGCGACGTACGTCGATAAGATAATTGCCCACTGCCAGGAATACTTTGGGGTTTATGTTCCGTCGCCTGAAGAACAATCAAAATTAAATTTTGACGAATGAAATAAGTTTTGTATTTTTGTTGAAGCAGAAATATTGTACGAATATGAAACGCGAAACCTTAACCAATATAGCCCTCACAGGCACACTTTCCCCGGACTGGAGCGTACACTCCTACTGCATCCGGGGATCGTTGTTTGTGGGGGCTTTTAAAATCTAAATGTATGAATGAATTAGCAAAAAGAGATTTTGAGCAGTTATCAATTACGCATAAGGGAACTGTACCAGAAACCATAAATGGCGGTAAAGTGTTTTTTGATGAGCTTGCAGAATATACAAATACTTCGGACTGGTTTAGGGCGGCATTTGTGTCGGCTTATGTTAAGAGGCAGCAGGGTGCAAGGACTGACCTCGGGGATAACTCCTCGAAGTTATCTCTTACGGCATTTGCAAATAAAAAAATAAGGGGATTATCAAGTCGCAAGGCGGTACAACATTATTTAGCAGCATGGGAATCTACTTTTAGGGACGTACCAATACCAGGGCAAGTTATCGAGTTGCCATCTGACCCATTCCCGCTATGGGGAACGCTTCAGTTAAAAAACAAAAAAGATAAAGCGGTTATTGAGTTATCTGATGAGGTTAGTAATAAAAAGATAAAACTAATAAATGGATGGTATCAGGTCGGTAATCAGTTTCTTTATTACGGATCAAATCTCGATACAGAATTTATGGTAAAACTACCTGAATGCGTTTTCGGATTTGCCGATCCGCCATACAATGCAGGAGTTGCTGACTGGGATAATGATTTTAAATGGGAGCAGGATTATTTACAGGATGTCGCAAGGGTCGTGGCTGTTACTCCTGGCGGATGGAATGCATACAATTTTTATCGCGAAACAAACATGAGTTATATGTGGGAGATGTGTTGCTGGATTAAAAACGGCATGACGCACGGCAGGTGCGGTTATGCAAACTTTATTAAGGCAAGTATCTTCGGTAAAGAATCAATTAAGATACCACAAGATTTTTTTAGCATAACAATCAAAACAAGTAATACCGAAGACACTAAACACAAGGGCAGAAAGCCATATGAATTTATGCAACATCTTATTGAGTTGTTTTCAAATGAGGGGGATAATATAATTGATTGTTTTGCCGGTTCTGGTACAACATTATTGATGAGTGAAAAACTTAACAGAATATCTTATAATGCAGAGATAAGAGAAGATTATTGTAAAGAGATAATTGGCAGGGCTATTTCGGAGGGAATGGATTATGGGCGGATTTAACGGCAGAGAAAGTAAGGGAGAGGAGCTTGTTAGAAAAATAAAAACATTCCTTGATGATAATAAAATATCTTATATCGAAACTGGTTATGAATTTTTAAATAATAGAAATGAAGATGCGGGGAATATAAGAAAGATATATGATCCCGTTGCTAAATTCATCCGCTATTATCCCGACTTCTGTATTTATAAAGACAAGAGTGTATTTTTAGAGGCAAAAAATAGCACTGGCATTGAGAAGGAGTGTTATGAACATTATATGAATTTATATGAAAAATTTAATCTTAAAATATTAGTTTGTAATAAATATTTTATGATATGTCCTATTGAAGATATAAAATTTGAGCCGATGCCCTTGTATGATATGATTGCCAAAATAGATGTGCCTGTATTAAATGGGATATGGAAACATCCTAAAGGATTAGAATCCGAGCAATTAGAATTATATAAAACAGCTTACAAAGGAAGAACATCATGTAATACGTTTGCTTATATTGATTTTTTAGGAACTGAATTTAAGCCAATGAATATGATAATGGATTATATTAAAAAGACATTACAAGATATATTATGAAAGATCCCGCCGTCCTCTTCTACTTCCAGGACTTCCTTGTCGGAACTGAGTTTATGACCGATGACGAGGTAGGTAAATATATAAGAATACTATGCCATCAGGCAGATAAAGGCGCATTGACAATGCAACAGTTGAAACGTATCTGTGGCGGCGGCGTACCTGAAGCTATCATGGAAAAGTTATTGCAGGACGAGGAAGGTAAATATTATCAGGAGAGGATGCGCGCCGAAAAAGAAAAACGCGTTAAACATAGTGAATATCAGAGGGAGAGAGCTAATAAGCGATGGGAAAAGGATGAATGCCGGGGCAATGCCGGGGCAATGCCTGTGCAGGAAGTACCTTTAGAAGATGAAAATATAAATAGTATTGATTCTAATAATAACTTAACTATTGATTCAAGTAACTTAATAGATACAGCATGGCGAAACTGGAAAAAATACAAGAAGGCGGAGTTTAACTTTAAATATAAAAGCACGGTATCGGAAGATGCCGCCAAGAAAGAATTGCTTAACTTATGCCGGGGAGATCCCGCACTGGCGATAAAGATAATTGAGCAGAGTATAGCAAACGGATGGAAAGGACTATTTAAACTAAGAGACAATGGAAAAGATAAACAACCTGGTGTTACGGAGCAAGAGCTTGCCGACCTCATCGCCCGAAAGCACGGAGTTGACGCACGACAGTTATGAGTTGAGCGTTTACACCGACGAGCGTGCCGATACGCAGACGATAATAAGATCATTCGCAAGTATTAAACTTGCGTTTCCTTCGCTGCCGCGCGGATTCTACGATATCCTTGACGACAGGATAAAGGCTAACGGCTTCACCAATCAGCGACTGAAGGACTGCGTTGCATCAGTTATTGACAACTGCCAGTACCCGACGCCGACGATAGCTAACTTTATCTCATACGACAAGACGGTTAAACTTCATAAGTACGAGGACATAATGAATATGGCGGGTAAGTACGGCGATGATATCTGGGATAGCTACAAGGCCGTTAAACTTGCCGGGATGCCTAAAAAGGCGTGGATACATATTAACGACATTGAGAGATACGGGATACATGACAGTGAATGATTAAGTTATTACATACCGACTGCATGGCATACATGGCAACGCTTCCCAACAAGGCGTTTGACCTTGCCATTACTGACCCGCCGTATGGGATAGGGGCAGGCGGTGTTGGTTTCATAAACGGCACAAGTAAAACAGATAAACCATATTATAAAATTAATGATTGGGATACTATTAGACCACCGAAAAGTTACTTTGATGAGTTAAAGAGAGTATCTGAAAATCAGATAGTATGGGGAGGAAATTACTTTGCCGACATATTGGGGGCTTTCAGGTGTTTTGTATTTTGGGATAAAACGATTCACGGTAATAGTTATTCAGATGGGGAGTTGGCTTGGACATCTTTTGACGGCTCTGCAAGATATTATCGCAAAAATATTGCACAAGTTAATTCAGAAGGTCGGATTCATCCTACACAAAAGCCTATTACGCTATATAAGTGGCTTTTAAAGAACTACGCCAAAGAGGGAGACCGGATACTCGACACGCACCTCGGCAGTGGCTCATCAGCGATAGCAGCCTTTGACGGAGGCTTTGACTTCGTGGGCTGTGAGATAGACAAGGACTATTTCGATGCCGCAAAGAAGCGGTTTGATATTCACTGTATGCAACAAAAACTATTCTAATGACTCTGAGTGAAAAACTCCGCTACGTGCAGCACCGCGGCAACCTCATCAAGCAGGGCGAGGAGTGGGTGTGGATTGCCGCACCTGATGTCCGCTGTGAGGTGCGTGAGCTGCGCAACAGGTCGCGCTGGACTGTGATTGAATGGGTTTACGACGCGTTGAAAGGGATAAAGCTGTGATGCCACATACTAAAATATACTTTAAGCATTTTGGCTTCGGGATTGATGACTTTATTCCGTGCGAGGTATGCGGAGCGAAATCAGTGGATATTTATCATATAACGGGCAGGGGTAAGGGCAAGGACGTAGTTGAAAATTTAATTTCACTCTGCCGTAAGTGCCATCGTGCCGCGCATGGGCTTGAGAAGACGTATTTACATAAAGATATTATTCAACAGATACATAACGAATACTTACAGAGATGGCAAAATTCGCACTGCTGATCCTTATCCTGACCTGCATTTCTATGGCGATCTTATTTATCGTCTTGGCAATGGTCAATGAGCATGAAGATGAGACGGTTTGGCTTGACAGCTTTCTTGACCAGTGTACGCCGACTAAAAAGAACCGGGCACTTGCCGAGGCCGAGCTTGACCAGTTGCGGTATAAGATTACCGAAGAGCGTTTCGCAGAGCTTTACGTTAAATTTAAAAATACCTTCGAATGAAAAAACTATTTATTCTCTCCGCCGTGATGCTTCTGGCATCATGCTCGACGTACCGCACCGCAACAAGTGGGTGCGCCACGTACAACGACACTAAAGCAGCGAAAGAGCGCGCCGACTACCCGAAGCTGCACAAGCGCAATCAATTCAATCCCAAGCGGCACTATAACGACAATATCTTCGTGAGGGTATTCCGTGATGACCGCTGACGAGGACCGTGCCGCCTGCGG